GCGCAGGCCGCAGCGACCATCGCCGAGTTGCGGGCAGTCGTTGCCGAGTTGCGCGGCGAGGTCCGGCAGATGGTCGCGGATGGGCTCAACGGCGCTATCCTGCTGCCGCCCGAGCTGGCCGGGCAAGTCGCAAATGCGGCGCGCCAATTGCAGGAGCCGATCGCGAGCGAGCGCCCATCAAAGGTCTTGCGCATCGAGCGGGACGAGAACGGCGCGCTCGTGCCGATCTATGACGAGACGCAGCCGTGATCATCAATCTTTCGGAAGCCGCGGCCAATGAGATGCTCGACACACTTGGCGGCATGATGAACGGCGGCACCATCGAGCTGTCGTCGGACAATGGAGTAACACTCGCAGTGCTCAGACTCTCCAATCCAGCGGCCACTACCGAGGACGGCAACCTGGTGTTCAACAAGATCGCCGAGGAAGACGCCGCGCTTGCGCAAGGCAATGCCGCGACCGCGCGCATCCTCGCCGCTAACGGCATCGAGGTGTTTTCTTGCGATGTCGGCGACGAAAACTCCAATGCAACAATCCGGCTCAACACCACTAAAATATATAGGAACGGCCCGGTGCGGATCACATCCTTCCGTCTGGGGATGGCATAATGGCGGTCAATTACGACGCGGCGACGAAGACGGCGCGCATGGCTGCCACGATATTGCAGATCGACGCCAATGCTTCGCCTGCTTACATCGAGATATGCACGGCGTCGTTTGCCACTACGCTCGTAGCCATCACGCTGTCTGATCCCAGCTTCACGGAGTCGGGTGGCGTGATCACTATGGCCGGGGCGCCAAAATCCGGCGTTGCGACCAATGCCGGAACCGCAGCGGTGGCGCGCATCAAGGATGGCGGCAGCACTACCAAAGTGAATAATCTTACATGCGGCACGAGTGGTGCCGATATCAATCTCAACAGCACGACGATCAGCATAGGCCAGACCGTGACCATTACGGCAGGCAGTATTACTCACTCACCCTGACAGATGACACAGCAAATCATCAACATCGGCTCTGCCGCTAATGACGGCACCGGCGATCCGCTGCGGACATCGTTTGTCAAGACAAATGCCAACTTCACCGAATTATATGCCTACGCCGCGCCGCTCGATGCGCTGGCCTACAACGGGATACAGGTGAATGGTTCGTTTGATGTCAGTCAGGAGAAAGCTGGCAGCGGGACCACCGCTAACGGTGGTTATCCTTGCGATAACTGGAGGCTGTATTTCGTCGGCACGATGGCGATCACCGCTGCGAAGACCGGGCTGCTTATCGCCGGATTCCCTGCTTCACTAGGACTATCCGTTCAAACAGCGCAAGTCTCGCTCGGCGCTTCCGATGTGGCACAAATCTATCAATCCATCGAAGGCTATCGCGTTGCCCGGCTAGCGTGGGGCACTGCAAATGCGCAGCCGATTACGCTGGGCTTCTGGACGAGCCACCACAGGCCGGGCCTTTACAGCGGCACTGTTCTCAACAGCGCCGGCAATCGTTGCTATGCCTTTACCTATACGCAGAGTGCTGCTGACGTAGGTCAGTACAATGTCGTCACCATTCCGGGCGACACAGCAGGCGTCTGGGCTACCGACAACACGGTTGGAATGAATGTTGTTTTTGCGCTGGCGGCAGGCTCTAGCGCAACGGCACCATCGGCAAATACCTGGTTGGCAGCAAACTATTCCGCTGCGCCAGGACAGGTGAATGCGGTTGCTGCGACATCCGACGCCTTCCGCATCACCGGCGTCGTCGTCCTACCCGGCATCGAGGCGCCATCCGCCGCGCGCTCGGCATTCATCATGCGGCCGTTCGATCAGGAATTGGTGACGTGCAAGCGGTACTGGGAAAGTTCATGGAATTATGGGGTGATTCCGGGTGGTTGGACGGCAGGGCTTGACCAGCTTGTGTTTGCCCACTCTTCGGGTTCGTTTAGTCAGGTCGTCCCGTATGTTCAGAAGCGAGCGGTTCCAACTGTCACGATTTTTGACAATGTAGGCGCCGCCAATAAGGTGGCATATTACGCTGCTGGGTGGGCGTCGGGCGGTGCTATATCTGGCGGCGCATTCGCGAAAGACAAATTCGCGTTTGTACAGCATGGAATAGCCGGCTCGATTTTCACTAACTTCGCGTATACCGCAGACGCGAGGCTATGAACATGTCCGAATATCAACTCACTGCGACTGACGTCATCATCCGCACCGCAGACGGCGCGTGCATTCCCAACGATCCAGCCAATCGCGACCGCGCCGAGTACGAGCAATGGCTGGCCGATGGCGGCGTGCCCGATCCCTATGTGCCGCCAGAGCCGGTGCCGCCCGAGCCCGCGCCGGAAACGTCCGTGCTCTACGACCATGAGAACCGACTGCGCGCGATCGAGGGCGCGCCGCCGCTGACGCTCAAGGAATTTATTGCGAAGACCCTGACCTCGGCAACGATCACGCTGACATGACCACCATCGGCACGCTAGTTGCGTTCGAAGCATCGGTCTTTGCACCGACCGTTGACGCTACTGCACCGACTGTCGATGCCAGCACGCCGACCGTCGACGCACTCAACGAAGGTGACGTTGCATCGTTTGTTGGTGCGGTCGCTGCTACGGCCTGGACCGGCGTGCTGGCTGCGACCGAGTCCGCAGATATTGGGTCATTTGCCGCGACAGTCGTAACGCTCGGCTCGCTCGCCGCAACGGAAGGGGCCGATGTATTTGCGGCAACCGGTACCGTTGCGTCGGCCGGCGAGATCATCGGTTCGCTCGAGGCTGGCGAGGGCGGGGACACCGCGGCGTTCGCCGGTGTCGTGCCGGTCCCGGTGGTCGTTGTGGTCGGCGGCGGGGGCTACTATCCGCCCGAGCGGCCCCTCCTGGTCGAGGGCACCGGTTACGGCATCCTGCCGCGGCTCGAGGGCGAGGCGCATGGGGTTGTGGTTGGCGCCCGCGCCGCAACGCCGGTTCGGATCGAGCCTCGGGCTGTAGCCACCGAATCGGCCGGTATCGGTGCGGCGCGGTTGTCAATCAAGGCGGTGGCAACCGGCAATCATGGCCGGATCGGCGCCGGGATTGTGATGCTCCGAGCCGGTGCTGTGGGCTCAGGAGTCATCGGTACGCACGGCAAAGGTTCAGCCATGGTCGCTAATCTCATGGGCACTGGTTCCGGGCAACATGACGACGACGAGGCCGCCGCTATCGCATGGATGTTGGCAGCATGACCATTCCCGGCCCAGGATATTCGCTGCTCGATGGTCTCGGCACCTGTCTTGCGGTCGCGCAGCGGGCGCTCCTCGAGGTGCGGGCGCTCGCACGAATTCCAGGGCCAGAGGGCAAGCGCGGGCCGACCGGCGAGCGCGGGGAAGCCGGCAAAACCGGACCGGCAGGGCCGGCGGGACGTGCCGGCATCGATGGCAAGGACGGCGAGCCCGGCCCACAGGGCAAGCCAGGCGTCCTGCCGGTGGCGCGCGACTGGTCACCCGGTATCGTCCACTACGCGGGCACCGTCGTCGCCCATGCCGGCGCCAGCTTCCAGGCTACCCGCGATACCGGACAAGCGCCGGGTCACGCGGATTGGATCTGCCTGGCGCGGGCCGGCCGCGATGCCGCGATGCCAACGGTGCGCGGCACCTTCGCCGATGGCGAAACCTACACGGCGCTCGACATCGTCGCGCTCGGCGGCTCGAGCTTCATTGCGCGCCGCGATGGGCCAGGCGTCTGTCCGGGCGAGGGCTGGCAGCTCATCGCCTCGGCCGGCAAGCCCGGCAAGCCCGGACCAAAGGGCGACGACGGGGCTCCTGGCGCGCGTGGCGAACGTGGTTCCACCGGGCCAACCATCATCGGATGGCGCATCGACCGCGAGGCCTACACGGCGCAGCCGGTGATGTCCGATAACAGCAAGGCGCCGATGCTGGAGTTGCGCGCGCTATTCGAACAGTTCCACGAGGCGCGCTGATGGCCGATATTTGGGTCAAGGTGCTGACGCCGGCCGACAGCTATGCGCTCGTCACGCTGGATGAGGTCAAGGTCATCCTTGGCCTGCCGCCGGCCAATACCAGCGAAGACACGCAACTGCAGATGTGGATCGACCAGTACAGCGATGTCATCGCGACGATGTGCCAGCGCGTATTCGCCTACGAGCAGGTCGCCGAAACCTGGCGCGGCGACGGGTCGTTCGACAGTCCGCGCCTGTTTCTGACGCACTATCCTGTCGCCGATGCCGATGTCGTCTCGGTGGAGTCGCCGCGGGGAAATGTCCTCGACCCGGCGAGTTACGAGGTCGAGCCACAATCCGGCAAGATGCGCATCGACGGCGCTTGGACCGATCCGGTCACCGTGACCTATAGCGGCGGTTATCTGCTGCCCGACGCCGCGCCGCCGGCACTCAAGGCGGCGACCATGCTATTGATCCAGGCGGCGCGGATGCAGCAGCGCTTGAACGCCACCGGCGGCGTCCGATTGGTCCGGCATGGCGACACGATGGTGCAATATTACGATCCGCTGCAGGTGCTCGGTAAGGCCGCACCCACTGCGCCATTGCAGGCGGCAACCGATACGGTTACCGGCTTGCTTAGTGCCTACGTGCGCATTTTTGTATGATTTCGTCGTGACTGGATGAAAGAGGCGTGGTGTCATGACCATCGACTGTAGCGAGCTGCTCTACGACCCGGTCTATGCGGTGATCGGCGTGCCGGCGGTGCTGATCGTGGCAGGGAGCGATGGCGCCGAGGTAGCGATCACCGTGATCGACGACACGCGGCCCAACGTGCTGCCGATCGCAGCCGGGGGCGGCACGCCGGCGGAGGTGCGCAGCGTCGGCCCTGGCGCTTTTGCCCGCATTCCCGAGCTCGCCGAAAAGGGCATAGCGCGCACCAACTATGCCGATGCGGTGCTGGCCTTCAACGGCCGGACCTGGATCGTTCGTTCGTGGGAACTGCGTGGCAGCCCGAATGGCGAGGACATGGGCGAGGTTAGATTCGCATTGAAAGCCAACTCCGTTGGTTGACGTTCGCGAGGACATCTTGGCCCGGCTGCTCGTGGTGGTCGCGAGCATTCCGAATATTAAATTTGCCCAGCGCAACAATATTGAGATCCCGGAAGACCAATTGCCGGCGGCGCTGGTGTTCGACGGCGACGAGGAAACCAACGACGCGTCCGACTTGTCGATGCGGCCCGCCAACCGGCCGACCATGGTTCGCATGCACCCAGAAATCGTCATCGCACAGCAGGCCGACGAGGTTGGTTCCGATCTGACCACCTTGCGGCGGGAGCTGATCAAGCGGGTGATGACCGACACCGTGCTCAACGAGCAGATCGTCAAGACCGGACGGAATGGCAACGGCGCAATTCGCTATCTCGGCTGCCGGACCGACCTCGGCTTGGGCCGCTCGCTACAAGGGGCGCTGCTCGCTGAGTTCATGTTCAAGTACGCACTCAAAATAGAGGATCTATGAGCCATGCCATCGACGTCACCGAACGTTCAGAACTATCACATTGGCAAAGGCATCGTCAGTTTCAAGGAAACCGGCGGCGCCGCCTATGTCGACCTCGGCAACGCACCTAAGTTCATCTACACGCCGGCGGTCACCAAAAAGGAACACTTCTCGTCGCGTGAAGGCATCAAAACGAAAGATTTTACCGCCATCACGCAGATCGGCGCGACGATAAAAGTTACGCTCGACGAGATCACCGGGGAAAACCTCGCCATGTTCGCGCTCGCTACGATGGACACCACGACGCCGGACATCGTCACCTTGTCGGGCCTGTCGAAGGCCGAGTTCATCGGCGACATCAAGGTGGTCGGCACCAACGACATCGGCCAGCAGGTCGACTTCGACGCCACTGTCTCGTTCATCCCGTCCGGGGATTTCAGCTTTATCACCGACGCCGACGACTTCACGGTGATCGAACTCGAGGCCGAGGTGATGAAGGGCGCGGCCGGCGACTTCGGCGTCTGGACCATCCGCGACGGCGTACCGCCTACGGGACCGTGAGGGAGATCGGCATGGCAGATTTATTGGACATCGCACCGTCGACCGCGGTCGAGGTGGTCAAGATCGACGGCAACAGGATCATCGTGCGCGGCCTGCATGGTGATGCCATCGCGGCGATCGTGGCGCGCTTTCCCGAACTCGCCACACTGCTCGGCGGCATGGGTAGTGATATCGGGGCGCGGCTGATCGAGCGGTTCGGCAATGCCATCGGCCCAATCATCGCGGCCGGCTGCGGGCATCCCGGCGAGGAAAAATACGAGCAGCACGCCGCCACGCTGCTGGTGGAATATCAGTTGAGATTATTGAAAGCTATTATCGGGTTGACATTCCCAAACGGAATAGCCGCCTTCGTCGAGACGCTGACGAGCGTCCTCGGCGCAACGGACGAGGCGGCAAAGACAGTCAAGGTCCGCTTACGGAAATCGCCATCGCCATCACAGCCCTTATCCGGCGCGGCTTCCCGCCCGCCTTTGCAATGACGCTGACGCCGCGGCAGATCGCGGCCTATCTCGAATTTAGTGATCAGCTAGATCGCATCGAGCACGCCGACGCGCTGACGATCGCCGCGCTTGGCGCGCAGGGCGAGGGCAAGGATATCGAGAAGACGATCAAGGAATGGGGCGGGCGGGTGACTGAAAATGCCCGCTAAATTCAAGGTCAAGGTGGCCTCGCCCGCCTGGATCAAGATGATCCGCGAAAAGGAGCGGCCGGTGGCCACGGCTGCGGTTGCTGCATTGCGCGAGACCGCCTCGGAGGCGGTTGACGAGGGACGCAAAGACATCGCAGCAGCGGGGCCGGGATTTAGACATGCCCAATGGGTCTCGGGTTTGCGCTTTCGGATG